TGACGATTGAGGATTAAAGTGTTTAAATTTAGCCATTTGGCGCATCATGGCTAAGGTTTTCGATCAACACCATTAGTTGAACGATTTTTGTCTTTCTGGACATTGGTGCGTAAGGCTTGTGTAATTGTCCAGTTTCATCAAGCGTTTCGATCTCGCTTAACCTATTAAGCAAGTCATCAAGTGTAATGTCCTCAGCCTTTTTTCCAAAACCAAGAGCATTTTCAATCGATATTTTATGTTCAGTCATAGTTATCCTTTCTTTAATAAGTTGAGTCAGTTTTAAAAAAACACAACTTTTATATTATCTATATTGGTATTTATGAGCACAATTTAACAGTTTTCAAATAATTTTTTAAAAAAAGTTACATTATGTTGCAAAAATACCACATTATATTATACTAATTGACCAAAATAGGAGGCGTTATGGATTTGCCCAATAGCCCTATAAAAAAGGTAACGGAATGTAAGAACTGTGGAAGTGTTTCAGTTCAATTTTGGAATGATGCTTATAATAAATCATATACCAAAGACGAATGGAGCTTTATCTTAGACAGTGGTATTGAAGCCCTAAAAAAAATATTAGAGCCCCTGTCCAATGATCCAAAATTCTTTTTTGATTAATCAAACTGTCTATGGTTAGAAAGTAAACTAGGTGAGCGATTTGTAGATTTAGCATGCTCTTTTTCTACGATTACTTCTAGCTGCATTGGTTTAGATAACTTTGATATTTTACAAAGCTTTTCAAGCAACTTTCTTGTTTTTGCTGTGATCATCTGATTGTAGTGTGTCTTTTTTTGCATTTTCATTTTCCTTTAAATTATAACATTTTATACAGTAATGATTTATTCCATTACTTGTTAACATCATCAAATCATGATGATATTTTTTCCAACAGTTTGTGCAATTGTAAAAATCATTGAATGGGTTCATGGTGTTTTCCTCATGAGCTCTTCTAGCTTCCAATACCACAGAATTCTAAATTCAAAATTTTCAGCGGTTATCATTGCGTGACGAAGCCAACCAACTCTGTTCCAAAATAATTGTTCTTCAGTCATTTTTTTCCTTTCTTTAATATAATATTTTACTACATTATATTTATTAATGTGTCAAATGTGGCTGTTTTCTTGGCTATTTCCACTCTTTAACTTCTTCATAATTTAATTCTTCATCGTATTTAAGATCTTTGAAATGTGTTTTAATAATGTTCCAATGTTCTTTACTTGGGTATGAAAAATATTTTGTGTATCTAAACCAATGTTCAACGGTGGTGTAATCGATACCCGATACTTCACTTAATTGTTTTGCATTTGTTTGTGAGCGAAGATACGTTACAAATGGTTCTTGTTCCGGGAGACGTGGTCGGTGTATCATTTCATCCTTTAAAAGTTCTTGCACTCGTTTTGGATTGTCTTTTAATATTTCTTTGAATACCTGGATTGATAATGTTTCTTGCACTTTGTGATTTGATTGCCTTATGTTTTTTCCCATAAGAATTCTAGCTGCATATCTCTCTGCGTTCTCCGATGAATCAATAGCAGTTGGCGTTCGCCAGAACTTCATTTTTCAGATAACTTCTCTCCTATCGCCCAAATCATAATAGCGATAAAAATTAAAACAATTAATATTAACCCTAATAAAATTTCACTTATCATTTTTACCCCACATTCTTTCTGCAACAATAACAGGTAAATTTTTTTGTTTCTTTTCTTTCCATGATGGTTTCACTGCAAGATCTTTATAATCTCTACTTAATGGTGTTGGAAACATTTCTCTATGTTGAACGGCATCTTCCAAAGTATTAGTTAATGGATTTCTTTTTGTTTTAGCCATCGTCTCTGGTTTTCTTGGAAGTTTGTAACATCTCGCCATCGGTGTTGGCCATGTCGTAAGTTCGGAGGATGCTGAGTCCAATGTAGTATGGGATTTGTGGTACGAGACTGTTTCCAAGTGATTTAAGTCTGTCCACCCTTGAGGATACCCCATGAGCCACTCGACCCACGTTGGGTTCAATGTTCCACCACCCTTCTGCTCTTTGACTGCCATCGTAAGACCAACTTGTTTGCCCATCGCTATCCTTCGTTGAACTGCTGGGTCCGACAGGTTTCCCCTGTCTCTGTTGTCCGATGCGTTCGGCGTTGGCCAAAGTCTCTTCTCTTGTACTTGATCTTGAAGTCTTATCTGCAGCTGATGACCGCTTGGTCTTTTCAAATGTCCTTGATCCAATGCTCTCTTGATTCCCGGAAGGTTGGAACCCCCTTTCATGTTGTCTGGCGTTCGCCACAATCCAGACTCTTTCTCTTTGGTGGTTTGCGCCGACGCTCGAAGCTGAAATACTAAATGTCCTTGCGGAGTAACCTTCACTCTCCAGGTTCTTGAGTACGGTGTCGAGACCGAGTTTAATGTGTCCACTAACGTTTTCTCCAATAACCCAAGACGGTCTGAGTTCTTGGACAAGTCTAAACATTTCTGGCCAGAGGTGTCTTGGATCTTCTTCACCTTTTTTTCTACCTGCGACGGAGAAAGGTTGGCAAGGGTATCCGCCTGTGATGATGTCGATGGGAAAAAGTCCATCTGATTTAATTTTGTCATAATTCAACTCCTTGATATCCGTGTACCGGGGAACGCCGGGAAATCTTTTTTCTAAAACTTGTAAACAATATTTTTCAATATCACAAAAAGCAACTGTTTCAAATCCACCAGTTGATTCAAGCCCTAAGCTAAATCCGCCGATGCCTGAAAAAAGGTCTAAGTGTCTAAGCTTCATTCTTTCTCTTTCTAAAAATTTGAAACTGATTTTAACCCATTGAAAGTCAATTTTCAAATAGTGATTTCATTTTGTTTTGCAAAAAAGATTAGGTTAGAAAATTTGAAACTGATTTTAACCCATTGAAACGAAAACCTGGATTAACGAAACCATTTTTTAAAATTTAAAATTTTTAAAAAAATTTTGAAGAACAAAACAAGAACACTAGAAAAATATTGAAAAACCGCCAAAAAATAAAAAAAACTAAGGAATTGTATAAATTAAGCGTTTAATTGTAGGGTTGTATATATAATAGGTATTGAAGCTTAATATTATATAATATAAGAATATATTATATTTTATTAGAAAGGATAAAAATAAAATGGCTATTATTAAAAATGAAATAAGATTTGAAACATTAAGAAACCATGCTTTAAATTTTGATGATAATCCAAAAAATGTTTTAGATTATTGCATTATCGCTTTGGGAATAAGTGAACCCATACAAAAAGATTTAAATATTTTAATCGATGACATTAACGATGAGAGTAACGAATATTTTAAATATTGGGATAAAAAACAAATTAAGCAAGTTTCTCTTTTATTAAACCATATTAAGAAAGGATAAAAATACAATGAATGAAAAAATAAAAAATTATAGATTAGTAGTTATTAAGAACTATGATCAATTAATGAAAAATAATTTAACTTGGAAGAAGTTAAATAATAAACAAAAATGGAAATCAATTTATAAAATTCAAAAAAAATTTGAAAAAATTAATTTCAACAAAAATGGGGAAGTAATAAAATGAATTATACCGAAGCTGAAATTTTTGAAGCCGTTTGTTTATCCGTTGGGGATGATGGCAACAAAGCAATTCAAACTATAAAATTGTTGAGTAGTCAGCGGAAAGAATACGGAAAATTAAAAAATGATGTTTACGCAAAATCTAGAAAAGATTTTCAAGAAGTAATGATTGAAATAGAAAGGAAGAAATAAAATGATTTATAGAGGTCTAGAAATTACCAAAAATAAAAAAGAATATTTAATATATAACGGCGATACGCTTCTAAAGCTTTTGCCTATTAAATATTATAATATTGATGATGTTTATAATTACATCGATGAACAAGCAAAATTAGAAAGGGCAAAAGATGAACCGCAAAACAATTAGTAGAATTTCAAATTTTCATTTAACCGAAACAAAAGGTTTTAGAAAATTTATAAAATGGCTTGTAAAAAATAATATTAATTTTCATCCAGATGATGACTTTAATACTTATACATGGGAAAACGGCGAAAGATGTTTTTCTTTATACGTTGGAAATAAGATCAATAGAAATTTTGAAATATTAAAATCTATTTATACGGATAAATATTTTTATAAAATTATTTTTAATGAAATTGAACTTAATGAAGTTGGAACATTAACCGAATTATTAGAAGAGGTTAGAACATGAACAACAGACAAAAAGAAACAATTTATATTGTTATATTTATTACAATCGTTTTTGGGCTGTCTTTTACAGCCCTTTTATTAACTAAGTTGTTATTAAAATTTATTTAAAGAAAGGAAAAAATAAAATGACTATACCAGAAGAAGAACATAATAGAATTGATAGAGATATTTATTATAATAAAATTGAATTAAAAATTTTAAAATCTATCAATAAAATTAATCAAGAAATTTTCACAATTCAAGAAAGTATTATTGATTATGAACAATTTGGACAAAAACAAATTAACGACTTTAAGCCGTTTTTAAGGAATTATCCTTTTCAAATTTCTTTTGATGAATTTGGCCCTTCGAATTATTGGGGTTGTGATGGCGATGAAGAATTTTTAAACAATCCGCCAACAAGAGAAAAAGAAAAAGAATTAAATGAAAAAAAATGGGTTACAAAAATATTTTTTTCGCATGATGAAAGAGAAAATTTTATTGAGCATATGAAAACATATTTTAATATTTTTGATTATGATAAACAATTAATAAACGGTACGCATGGAAAAGAATTTATTTTAAACGTACAAATTAATAGAAAGGATCATATTAGCGGATTTAAAGAAATTTAAATTTTAATAAGAAAGGAAGAAAGAAAATGAAAACTTTTAATTATAAAAAAACTAGCGGTAATTTATTAAATTACGATAACAACAGTAAAACCAAGAAAGGACAAAAGAAAGGATATAAAACAGCCATTTTATATCTTGCTTCACATAAACAAAGCGGTTTTAATGTTTGCCCTATGGCGTCCGTTGGTTGTGCGAAATCTTGCCTTTATTCGGCTGGGATGGGAAAATTTTCAAATGTTCAGCTTGGGCGAATAAATAAAACACGTTGGTTCATGCAAGATAGAAAAACTTTTTTAAATAAACTTATTCAAGAAATTAAAAAATTTGAAATAAGATGCAAAAAAGAAAAGTTTAAACCTTGTATAAGATTAAACGGAACTTCAGACATTTCATGGGAAAATTTTAAATTGTTTGAATTATTTCCGAAAATTAAATTTTATGATTATACGAAAATTTATAAAAGGGCTTTGAACTATGTTAATGGGCGATATGCTTCTAATTATCATATTACTTATTCGTTAAATGAGGATAACCGAAAAGAAGCCTTTAATATTTTAAAAATGGGCGGAAATATTTCGGCCGTGTTTCGTGATACGTTGCCCACGTTTTACGATGGTTTCAAAGTTATAAACGGCGATGAAACAGATTTGCGTTTTTTAGACCCAAAAAATTGTATTGTTGGATTAAAGGCGAAAGGGGAAGCGAAAAAAGATTATAGCGGATTTGTATTAGAGTCTTATCCAGAAGCTTTAGTCGCATAAAATTAAATGAAATAAAAATTAATTTATTTCGTTTACTTAATAGAAAGGAAGAAAGAAAATGAATAATCAAGAAAATACTTTAATCGTTAAAACCGATAAACACTACGGAAAATCCTATATTTATCCTAGTTGCGAAAAATCGGAATTAGTCGCTAAATTATGGGGCGAAAAAACTTTTTCAAAAGAAAGAATAAATATACTTAAACAATTAGGTTTTAAATTTATTCATGAACAAATTGAAATTTAAAGAAAGGAAAAAAGAAAATGACTAATAAAGAAAGGATAAACAAAGTTAAAAGACTATTAGGCTTAACCAATAATGACAATAAAAGAAAGGATGATAAAAACCATTATTATAGGGTTGCTGATGTATTATGCGATTTAAAACATTATTGTGATAAATTTGAAATAGATTTTAACAATGAAATTAGAATGTCTGAAATTTTTTATAATAATGAAGTTAAAAAATAAAAAACCAAAAAGAAAGGAAGAAATAACATGAAAGAAATAAAAATAAATGCTTTTGAATTTAATGAATTAGATGAAAGAGCCAAATTAAACGTTATTTCATGGTTGGATAAAAGCCCAATTTTTTTTGAAATAGATGGGGAAGAAGAAATTGAATATTTTCATCAAATGGAAGAAAATGAAATTTCTGAACATTGCCAAGCTAACGAATATTTATTTAATAAATACGGCCGACCTATTCACCATTTAGAAATAAAATAATCTATTTATCATTTAAAAGGGGTTTTCTACCCCTTTTATTTGGTTGTCGTATCAATTCGCATTTACCATCATCATAAACCATCAAAAGACATATATTTTTCTTTTTCTGTTCTTTCGTGGGCGATCTATAAATAATACTTTTATTCTTTCTTTTGCTTACTGTTTTAATATCAATTTTTAGCGTTTCGCCGTCCGTGTTCATTGCTACAATATCGCAATCGCCTAAACTAGATAAATTATTAAATACAATATAATCTTGTTCTGTTAGCCATTGAATAGCCCTTAAATGGTTAACAAATCCTTTTTTGTGTTTACTGTCCAAATGATATTTTATTACACTTATTACACTTATTTTCAAAAATATTTTTTATAAACCAAAAACTATTAAAACTAGTGTAACAAGTGTAACAAGTCTTGAAAAATGGCTTAATATAAACAAGTTTTGGCATACACTACTATTTTTTGAGTAGTGTAATTTATTACACTAGTAGTGTAATAAAATTAAAATTTAATTGAAAACTAAAAGTTTTTTAATTATTTGTTTAAATAATGCAAATAGTTGACGGAAGAAAAGCAAGAAAGCTTACGCCAAAACAATTACGTTTTGTTTATGAGTTTTGTCACTATACTTTAATGGGAAAACAATCGGCGACAGAGTCAGCAAGAAAAAGCGGATACAGTGAAAAAGTAAGCAAAAAAATGGCTTATGAATTGCAAGACCCTAATAAATATCCGTTAGTATCTGAAGCAATTCAAGATATGAAAAGCGAATTGAAAAATAAATATTCTGTCAACATGGATAAACACTTGAACAGATTAGAAGAACTTGGAAGAAAAGCGGAAGAAGATAAACATTATTCAGCATCCATAAACGCCGAACAATTAAGGGGAAAAGTAGGCGGATTGTATGACCCAACAATACGACTTGAAAATTCAATTGAAAACTTGCCAAGGGATGAACTAATTAAAAGATTAAACGAACTTAAAAAAAATAATATTGATATTGTGAACCAAGAAAAAATAATTGAACATGATGAATTATTGCAAGAAAAAAAGTAACCCTAAACTTTTTGCTTCTAAAGCTTCTATTTTACTATTTTGTTAGAAAAAAATTTTATAAAATTAATTAGGAAAAACTTAAACTTTTATAACTTTCATCGAATAGAAAATACAACTGTTCAAGGGTTTCCAGATTTGATCTGTATTGGGTTAAAAATGGATACTATTTTAATGGAAGTTAAAATTGCAAAAGGTAATAAAATAAACCTAACGCCCCATCAAATCGCTTATAATTTAAAGTTATGGAATGAAAAAAACAAAGTGAATTATATTATTGTATATGTTTCAAAACTTGCGGACGACCCTCGAACAAATAATATTTATTTGTATGAGGGGCGAAAAGTAAAGAATTTAGCAATAAATGGTATAAACGAACCGCCAACCGCCAACAGTTGGCCCACTATATCTAGTTATTTGTTGGCGACTCATGGAACATGAAGCAAAAAACCTAGGAAAACCGCCAATTATCACTTACGATAATTTTTATTATCGTTCAGAAAACGAACCGCCAACCGCCAACCGCCAGAAATTAGCCATTATTTATAAAAATTGGCTAGGTACTTACGAATATTTAAAAAAATGGCCGTTTTCCGCCGATTATGAAACCATGAACAGGCCAGGCGTTGTGTATGGCAAGCGCTTGCGATCATGTTTTAAATATTCAGCCACCAATTTTTCATATGGAAGCGATTTTTCTAGGGTATACCCCTTTTTTTGTGTAAAAAGGCTTAGGAGTCCCAATGGCCACCGAAAATAATATTTACGAAAAGTATTCAGATGAGGAACTAAGGCTAATGTTAGCCATTGGATTGAAGGACGATAACGAAAAAGCTGCAACAAGCTTTATGCACTTTGTTAAAAAAGTCTGGCCAGAGTTTATCGATGGATATCATCACAATGTTTTAGCTAAAAAATTTGAAGAAATAGCTGCTGGCAAGTTAAAACGGTTAATTGTTAACATGCCCCCTAGACATACAAAGTCAGAATTTGCCTCTTACCTTTTTCCTGCCTGGTTGATGGGTCAAAAACCTAAAACTAAAATTATTCAAGCAACTCATACGGCAGAACTGTCTTACAGATTTGGTAGAAAAATGAGAAATCTTATGAATGACGAAGAATTTCGTAAAATTTTCAAAGATGTTTATCTTCGAGCAGATAGTAAAGCGTCTGGAAGATGGGAAACAAATCATGGCGGTGAATATTTTGGCGCTGGTGTTGAAGGCGCAATAACTGGACGAGGTGCAGATCTGTTAATTATTGATGATCCTCATTCGGAGCAAAATATTACAGACACTAGTTTTGATAAGGCGTTCGATTGGTATGTTTCTGGACCAAGACAGCGTTTACAACCAGGCGGTGCAATAATTGTTGTAATGACAAGATGGTCTGAAAGAGATTTAACTGGAAGATTAATGAGGCAACAAGCTGAAGTAAAAGCTGATCAGTGGGAAGTTATAGAATTTCCAGCAATATTACCAAGCGGTAAACCAATTTGGCCAGAATATTGGAAAAAAGAAGAACTAGAAAAGATACAAGCCAATTTACCAGTTATGTCTTGGGAGGCTCAATACCAACAAAAGCCAACTTCAGAAGAAGGAGCAATAATTAAACGTGAGTGGTGGAAAACATGGAAAAGAGAGGACATTCCAGAGCTGCGTCACGTCATTCAAAGTTACGATACTGCTTTTAGTAAAAAAACAACAGCAGATTTTAGTGCAATAAGCACGTGGGGTGTTTTTAGAACAGAATTTTCTAGAGATAATATTATTTTATTGGATTGCATAAAAGATCGTTGGGATTTTCCAGAATTAAAAAAAATAGCTTTAGAACAATACAAATATTGGGAACCAGAAACAATTATTGTCGAAGCAAAAGCAAGTGGTCAGCCATTAATTCAAGAACTTAGACAAGTTGGAATTCCTGTTGTAAGTTATTCGCCATCAAAAGGTAATGATAAAATTACAAGAGTTAATGCAGTAGCACCTGTTTTTGAGTCTGGACAAGTTTGGGCACCAGAAAAACATTTTGCGGAAGAAATGATTGAAGAATGTGCAGCTTTTCCATATGGTGAACATGATGATTTGGTTGATAGCATGACTCAAGCATTAATGAGATACAGACAAGGTAACTTTGTTGCGCTTCGTGATGATTATGAAGATCAAGTGAAAGAACCTAAAGTTTATGAGTATTACTAATGACTAGATTAATTATGATGAATAGGATATAAAAAATCATGGCAGAAAATAATATTGATAAAAGGATTGATGCCGTTGTCGGCGAAGCATTGGAAGATGCTATCGAAAATGAGACACCGATTGATATAGAAATTGTTTCTGAAGAAACTACCGTGTCCACCGAACCGTTGGACGTGGATCAAGATTTTTATGACAACCTTGCTGATAACATGGAGGATGATCAATTAAACAGATTATCTTCGCAGCTGATAGAGGATTATGAAAATGATAAATCATCTAGAGATGATTGGTCAAGATCTTACACAAAAGGTTTAGATTTATTAGGATTTAAATACGAAGAAAGATCAAAACCATTTCAAGGTGCAAGTAGTGTAAATCATCCGTTGTTGGCGGAAGCCGTAACGCAGTTCAGCGCAACAGCATACAAAGAAATGATGCCATCAGACGGACCTGTTCGTACACGTATCATGGGTAAAGAAACGCAAGAGAAGTATGAGCAATCACAAAGAGTAAAAGAATTTATGAATTATCAAATCACGACAGTGATGGAAGAGTATACACCAGAGCTCGATCAGATGCTTTTTTATTTGCCGCTCAGTGGTTCAACATTTAAAAAAGTTTATTACGATGCTCAATTGGAAAGAGCAGTCTCAAAATTTATACCAGCTGAAGATCTTGTTGTTCCTTACACCGCAAGTGATTTAGATTCGTGCGAAAGAATTACTCATGTTGTCAAACAATCAGAAAATGATATTCGAAAAAAGCAAGCTGCAGGATTTTATTCAGATATAGCTTTGGGTACACCGTCACCAGAAGATGCAACATATAGTTCCAATGATGTGAAAGATAAAATAAATCAACTAGACGGAGTGCAACCTACTGGTGAATCTTATGATTACACACTACTAGAAATACATGCGGACTTAGATCTTGATGAATTTAAAAACACAGTAGATGAAAACGAAAAAAGAATCAAAGTTCCTTACATTGTTACAATAGATGAACAATCAAGAAAAGTTTTGTCGATTAGAAGAAACTACGATGAAGATGATGAAACAAAAAAGAAAAAACAATATTTTGTGCATTACAAGTTTTTACCGGGACTTGGTTTTTATGGATTTGGTTTAATACATTTAATCGGCGGTTTAACAAGAACGGCAACGCAGGCGCTTCGTCAACTAATTGATGCTGGTACGTTGTCTAATTTACCAGCTGGTTTTAAAGCTAGAGGACTTAGAATTCGTGACGATGATAGCCCTTTACAACCTGGTGAATTTAGAGATGTTGATGCTCCGGGTGGCGCCATCCGTGATGGATTAATGCCACTACCTTACAAAGAACCTAGTCAAACATTATTTGCTTTACTTGGATTTGTTGTTCAAGCTGGACAACGATTTGCACAGATAGCAGATATGCAAGTAGGTGATGCGAATCAAGGAGCCCCAGTTGGCACTACTATTGCTTTACTTGAACGTGGTTCACGAATCATGAGTAGCATTCATAAAAGAATGTATTACTCAATGACAAAAGAATTTAGATTATTAGCTGACGTTATTAGAACTTATCTTCCAGAGGAATATCCTTATCAAGTGGTAGGGGCAG